GTCGGCTCTGAGACAACGGTTGCAAAGGCAAAAGGGGACGTAAATTGACGGTAAAATTGACGGCTGCAATGACGTATATGAGTGACGCGCAAAAAGAGAAATTTGACGAGCTAAAATCACGGTGGGAGCAGTACAAATCGCTTGACGTTTCCGATGAGATGAGGCTCGAAGTAATGGCGTGCGTGCTGATTGAGTTAGAAAGATTGCAGCGGTACGTAAATCAGCATGGACCCACATACAAAGTAGTCGGCAAATCTGGCGACGTATATTCACGGGCAAGACCAGAGTATCAGCAGTTACAAGAATGCAGACAAAGGCTTGGCGTTTTAGTGGACAAAATGACGGCGCAAACAGGCGGTGCATATGACGGAGCAGATGATTTCGTTGCCTTGTAATTTCCGCGACGGAGATTGGTATGATGAAGCGGCGGCAAATCATGCGATTAATTTTATCGAGAATTACTGCTCACATGTCAAAGCATACAACGGTCGATTTCTGCTTGAGGATTGGCAAAAAAATGACATCATTTGCCCGCTGTTTGGATGGAAGCGAGCAGACGGTTTACGCAAATACCGAACGTGTTACGTTGAGATACCTCGAAAGAATGGCAAAAGCTCATTAACGGCGGCAATTGCTCTGTACATGCTCACGGGATTAGGTGAGAAAGGTGCAGAGATAATTTCAGCGGCAGGAGATACGGCGCAAGCCCGAATTGTATTCGACGTTGCACAAGGCATGGTGCAGCAATCTAGGTCACTGAGCAAAGCGTGCCGAGTTCTACGAAACCAAATCAATTACAAAGGCAGTTTTTACAAGTCAATTTCAAGTGAAGCAAAGACGAAGCACGGCTTCAATTGTAGCGGCGTAATTTTCGATGAGCTTCACACGCAACCCAACCGTGAGCTTTGGGATGTTTTAACCACTTCAATTGGCTCCCGCGAGCAACCGATTGTAATTGCTTTGACGACGGCAGGGCATGACACCAGCAGCATTTGTTTTGAGCAACACGAATACGCGCTTGGCGTACGGGATGGCAAAATTGATGACCCGACGTATTTACCAGTAATTTATGCGGCGGATGCTAACGACCCGTGGGATGACGAAAAAACATGGAAAAAAGCCAACCCAGGCTACGGCACAATTTGTCGCAAAGATTATTTCATAGACCAGAGAAATAAAGCCAAAGCAGCGCCGTCAAACATCAACACGTTCAAGCGTCTAAATTTGAACATTTGGACGGGTGCCAATGAAGCATGGATTAGCGACGAGGAATTCATGCAGGGAGCGGAAGCACTACCGTCAGATGAATACCTAGCCACGTTACCTTGTTACGGCGGATTAGATTTGGCTAGCACGCGGGATTTAACGGCGTTTGCTATGGTATGGGTGGATGAGGAAAAAACGTACCTCAAGGTGCACCAATTCATAAACGAAGAAAGCGTTAATACAAAACGCATTTCTGGCGGTATTGATTACCGACAATGGGAAGCGGATGGCAGTTTGACCATCACGGACGGCAACGTCACGGACTATGGATGGGTAAAAGATTACATTGTACGGGCGCATCACCAATTCAATTTTTTAGCGGTTGGTTACGACCGAAAATTCAGCACTTACATCACCCCGCAGCTTGAGGATGAGGGCGTACCAATGTACCCTTTTGGGCAGGGATTTTATGACATGAGTTACCCCACGAAGCAAATGGAGATGGCAATAGTCGCTGGGCGGTTAATTCATGGCGGCAATGCGTGTTTGCGTTGGCAGTTTGGTTGCGTAGTTCTAAGCCGTGACCCAGCAGACAACATCAAGGTCACAAAAAACAAAAACAAAGCGGGTCAACAAGTGGACGGAGTTGTGGCGAGCATAATGGCGTTTGGCGAGATGTTAAAAGACCAAGAAAAATCCGAAACCTTAGAAATCTTTACCTTGCAATAAATTTCACGGGAAAAAATGGTATCAATTTTAGAAAGATTACAGACAGCATTTCAACGTCGAAGAATTGGAAAATACGACAGCCAAGATTTTGATGTGCAGAGCAGCTTTGGGATGATTTTAGGCAATTCCGTGAACGTCACTGAACGGACGGCAATGAGCATTGCAGCGGTGTATGCTTGTGCTTCAAAAATCAGCAGCACCGTTGCGGGACTTGATGCTCAAATATGGGAGCAATCTGGCAACAGCAAGCAGGCGGGAATTACGCACCCTAGCTATCAGGTTTTGAGCAGTCGACCGAATGATTACCAGACGGCATTCGAATTCTTCGAAACGGTCACGGCATATGCGGTACTTCGGGGACGGGGCTATGCGGTAATTGAACGGGACGAGGCTGGTTACGCAAAATCCATGCATTGCGTACCGACAGATGAGGTTGAAGACACGGTAACACCAAACGGACGGGTATTCAAGGTGCAAGGGCATGGCATGGTGATGCCTGAAAACATGATTGAGATTTACAATTTAAACCGACAATCGCCGATTTCTCTGCACCGCGAGAACCTAGGGCTCAGCGTAGCGAGCAAAAACTTCGGAAAACGGTACTTTGAGGACGGACAGCTTACAGGGGTTATTTCGACGGACCAGCCACTCCGCAGGGAGCAAATCAAAGAGGTGCGGGATAATTGGAGAGAACAGGGCAGTGCGGGCATAAAATTGGTGCCTCACGGGTTAAAATACCAAAGAATCAGCATCAGCCCCGACGAAGCGCAATTTTTGGGCGTGCAGAAATTTCAGGCGGAAGAGGTTTGCCGAATTTTCAACGTGCCGCCGTCGTTAATTTGGCTCGATAGTCAAACGACCTACAATAACGTCGAGCAACAGCAAATTATGTTTGCCAGACAGACGATTTCGCCGTGGGTTCAACGGTGGGAGCAAGAGTTGAATCGCAAACTCATTCAATCACGGGAGGCAGACCGTTACTATGTACGGATGAACATGGATGAAATGTACCGTGCTGACATGGAGGCTCGCATTAAGTTTTATGACGGCATGATAAAACTTGGAGTGATGAGCATTAACGAGGTTCGCAGCAAAGAAAGTTTGAACCCAGTAGACGGCGGCGATGTACACTTTGTACAGGTTAACCAAATTGCGTTGAATCAATTCGAAAATCATAGCGAAAATTTGGCTAACAAAAACGGTAGTAACTTGGGCGAAAATCCAACGGAAGACGATGGCATATAATGACTACCCGCAATCAGCATCAAACAACGCCAAAAGAGCGTTGAAATGGGCTGATGACAATGGATGGGGTAGCTGTGGCACACCAGTTGGTAAAGCAAGGGCTAACAGCTTGGCTAAACGCGAAAGTCTAAGCGCAAATACAGTAAAAAGAATTTACAGCTTTTTGTCGCGGCATGCGCAAAATGCAGATGTACCGTATGACGAGGGCTGTGGCGGATTAATGTACGATGCTTGGGGCGGCAAAAGCATGTTACCTTGGGCAAAACGAACAGTCGAAAAAATGAACGAAAAAAAACACGAAAATTTAGAAGCAGAAATGCGAGAAAAGTACGGAGCTGATGTGGAGCTGCGTACCATGGAATTACGAGCAGCTGAAACGGAGTCTAGCGACGAGATGATTTTGGAGGGCTATGCGGCAAATTTTGACCAGATTACAGACCTAGGATTTTTCAATGAGCGCATTGCTCGTGGTGCGTTCGATTCGGTACTTGAAGATGACGTACGATACCTCTTGAATCATGACGGCATGCCACTGGCTCGCACGACCAACGGAACGTTGGAGTTGCGTGTAGATGAAAAAGGGCTTTACACACGGGCAATATTGAGTGACACGCAGCTTGGCAGAGACACTTACAAAGCGGTCAAAAGGGGCGACATCAGCCAGATGAGTTTTGCATTTACCATTGGTGAGCAAGATGTGGACAAAGACCGAAATTTACGGACGGTCACTAAAGTAAAACGATTATACGATGTTAGCGCGGTTACTTACCCAGCTTATCCAACGACCACTTTGGAGGCTCGCAGCAAGTTTGCTGTGGCTGTGGAAGCGGAGGAAAAAGTTGAAAATGACTATCAAAATTCTGCAGATATTACGGGCGATTCGCCGACTGCTGAAACACGAAAAAGTGAAAACGAAAAAGAACGTACATTTACGGAAACAAAAGCGAAAGATTTTAGAACAATGAACATGAATGATTTAAAAGGGCAGCGAGCCGCATACTACGAGGAATTTGTAGAAATTGGCAAGCTGGTCGAAGCGGAAGGACGAGGCATGACTGAAGCGGAGCAAGAACGCGCAGACAAACTCGACCAATACATCAAGGAAATTGACCAGAAGATTGCGCACAAAAAACGTGAGCAAGAGATGGTAGCACGCATGGCAAATGCAGGCACGACTTCTACGTCAGAGCAAAAAGAAATTAAGGCGGTTAATTACCGATTCAGCTTGTCACGGGCAATCAACGATGCTCGCAACGGACGACAGTTGGAGGGAGCAGAGGCAGAATGGGCGACTGAAGCGCAACGAGAAATGCGTTCGCAAGGTTTGCAGCCAAACGG